CTCAACAATAAGACGAGACTTTGCGTTTGGGATATTATCCTGAAACCATGAACCGACTGTGGCTATGTCTTTATAGTTTGGAACAAAGTTCTTGAACACATCAGCACCTAGCTGTTGGTTTATCTGTGAGATAGCTTTTGTTTGTGCATTAAACACAGACTTGCGGTCTATCTTGTTGTAATCTTTCTTTGTCTCTACGAGAAAGCGATCCGTGAAGTCTTTGGTCATTTTATCTTTGTTTTCCAAAATTGATTTGTATAATTCTAGGTCTCTATGCAATGGCGAACCATTCTTAAAGTTTTCCTTGATTATCTTTACAATCTTCGCCTTACGGTCTTCTTGTTGTCTAACAACAGCTTTCGTGAGTTCCTTTACAAGAGATTCGTAAAGAAAAGCGGTATTTCTTTTCTTATTGTGTTTCATCTGTTTTCACCTTTTTTAGTAGATTTTTAATTAAGTTATCAACTTGTCTTGATGTTTTAAATAGCTTCTCTTCTTCTGTTTCCTTACCTTCGGTAATTCCACGAGCCAAAGAATCTAATCCACCAAAACCCGACTTTCCTTGGAATGTCGTTCTGTATGTATTCCCATACTCACCAGTGGCTTGGTTTTTGAATTGCTTCTTCCTGCCTCCTTTTGAGTATGATGTTTGATGACGCTTATATTTGCCGCGCTTATATGTTGGTTCGTCATCGCGTTTAGCTGGTGGTTCAGCCAAGAGAACGTCGTCATTTTGATCACCCCCTTCGGCACCAGGGCTCTCGTCCCCAGCAGCCTCGCCTCCGGCATCACCACCTAAATCTAATCCTCCAGCATCATCTCCACCTAAGTCAAGACCTCCGCCGGAATCATCACTGCCAAGATCTAATCCACCACCAGCATCACCACCACCGCCTTCAGCGGGAGGTTGAGCAGCAGCTTCTAGATTAGCAGCAAACTTTTTATCAAAGAACATTTCTCGTTGCATTCTAATGAACTGCTCATCAGAAAGACCAAAGAGGTTCTCAGCCACCCATCGTTTTGAGAAATATCCTTCCGTAGCATTTGCAGCAACAGAGAATTTCTTATCCCAATGCTCAAGTTCTTGCAATTCAGCAATCTTTGATGGGTTGTTTAATTGTAATTTAAAAGAAAGAAGATCATCATTACGGAATCCCATTGTGAACAAGTGAATAATTCCGATCTTCTCAAGTTCAGAAATAACAACTCTCTGTAATCTCTGTATTGTTCTTGCAAATCTAATATCTTTTTGAGCAAGTGTTGTCTTATCTTCTTGTGCTCCGTCTCCCATTGTAAGATAGGATTGAGGAACTTTAAGAGCAGAGAACAACTTATCTCGTAAATATTTAACATCTTCGATGGTAGCAGTCATAGCACCACCCGGAAGATTTTGGATGTCTGTATTCGAAGTTCCACGAATAGGAATATAATAATCTTCTTCAATTGATAAAGGATTATAACGAAGATCAAGTCGTCCTGTTGTTGGGTCTGTAACTTGGTGTCGCTTCATTTGTGTCATTACTTTCTGCATGTATTGCTCTACATCTTGTGGTGGAATGTTACCGACATCAATTTTGAAAACTCTTCTCTCTGGGGCACGAACAATTCGGTAAGCCATCATAGCATCTTCTAAAAGTGTAAGCTGTCTCCAGATTCTACGAGCAGGTTCCAAAACAGATGTTCCATAAGGAGCATGCTTGTCGTTTCCAAGAATACGGAAGTGAGCCATTTGCCAGTTTTCCAAAGTCATACCCGCAGAGTTCCATTGATACTGGACATAATTTGGATTTGATTCGTCTTCACCTTCAAGTCTTTCAATTTCTTGTGGTGGCAGCCCAATAACTGCGCGGATACCCATTGCCTCTTCGATATCTAAATACATAAAGAGATCTCCGTACTTACACATTGTACGGCACCAACCGAATAGATTGTGCTCTATATTTAATACATTATGGTATAAGTTTTCTAAAATTGTCTTTATCTCATCGTTTGGACACTTAATCCGCAGCATCGCTTGTAGAGACGAATGAGTCGTCATCTCGTCTGCATAAATATCCAAAGAAGAAGCACACTCAGGTGTGTACTCCATTTGATCAAAATCAACATAACGTTCAGCACGATTTCTGTTTGAAATCATATTCACTGCCATAATGTTCATTGGATTGTATTCTTGTTTTTTAAATTGCTTTCCTGAAGCAGAATTGAAACGAGAAGCATATTGATCTAAATGTCGCCTTCTTAATTGGCGACCTTGTTGTGTTCTTCTTTGTGTAATCGGACCGGAAAACAATTTTGTTAATGAACGGAAAAGACCATTCTCCGGGTTATAGGGATTCTTCCCTAAGTTTCTATTTTTCTTAGCCATTTATTATCCTTTGAATATCCATGCGAAATTTCTTGCATGACTTAACTCTTCTTTATATTTAGTTTCGAAGTCGGCATTATACCCATCTTGCCCTTTTATCGTTGTATTCATCACATTCTTTTTCATATACATTCCATCAATCATAGCCTTACGATATTCCAAATCTTTTTGTGAAACTTCCAATGCGGTGTCTCTTACCCAACACATTATTGATAGACACATTATAATATCGTCATGATAGGTTCTCATCGCTTGAGGTTTACCGTTGTTCCAAACAAACGTTCTGAATTCATCAAAGGCACGAGAAGAAGGAATCTTAATAATTTTATTTCTTATGAATTCTTCAAGCTTCGCTACAATCAAGGGCCTAGTTTTTGTAGAGGTTGTGAAGCCCCCGATAGCATTACTCATAAATTCGCCTTGGTTAGCCTCAACGAATTGGTGTGTACCTTTGACTGAATAATAAAGGTTTTCATAGCCAAGGTCTTTAAGTTTCTCAAATACAGAGATACCAATCCCGTTGTTCTCTACAACAAGCAGACATTTGCCGTATTCCGTTCCAGCAGAGTGTAACATCTGCGCATACATATCAAGAGACGGCTTACCTTGATACTCTGCTACAACTTCCATTCTTCCTACATTAAGCACATGAAATACAGAGTTGTCAGCCCCGTCGCCTCTAGCAACATCGGCAACGAGCAAATAAGTATTTCCCTCTTGGTACTTTTCCCATATCCAAAAATTTCTATCATATCCTGTCCTATAAGTTGGTTCTACAATTTGTGATTGCAACCAAGCAATATCATCCGGATGAATAACTGTATCACCTGATGTATTGAAGTTACACTCTAATTCTTGTGCGATTTGCCTCCGAGACATGTTTTTTGTCTCTTTCTTAAACCATGTTTGATCTCTCTCTGGATGAACATCCCATGGGAGGTTTACCGGCTTAAAGTCTGACTCTCCATTATCCGCAGTCACATATGTCTTATGAAACCAGTTTCCAACCCCGTTAGGAGTACTCAAGGCAATACACCGACCACCTGTAGATAGTGTGGGATAAAGACCAGTCCATAAATCATCAAGTCCGTCAATGTGAGCAGCCTCGTCAATAATAAGAAGAGACAATGCTTCCGAACGACCTGCATCACCGGAGGTTGATGCGGCTTTAATCTGAGAGCCATTGGAGAGTTCAAACGAGGTTCTGTTGTCAATCTCAATTTTCGATACCTTCATCCACTCCGGAAGGTATTGCATAATGTTCTTCACTTTCTTTACAAGGTTCGCGGCTGTTTGAAACTTCGTTGCGATCACAAGAATGTTCTTGTCTCGGTGAAATAACATAAACCAAACAGCATAAGCAGCAGATATTGTAGAAATACCTAGCTGTCTTGCTTTTAAAATTACAGTAAAACGAAAATCGTTAAAGTCATTTATTAAGTCATCTTGATAAGGATAAGTCTTAAAAGGAATAAGTCCGTGCATAGGATGCGAAATACGACAGTAATTATTTATGAAGTATTGCGGATCTTTGCCGGACTTAACAATTTCTTTTACAATTTCTTTTTTTGAAAGAGAGAAACTCATTTGTTACCTTTATTCTTTAAAACCTTTTCCCGTCAAGAAAGAGCCTGTTTTTTGTAAAAAGCTGCGCTTTTTACCACGACCAGCAGCGCCAGCATCGTCTCCAAAGAGCTCTTTTGCTTTTTGATGAATCTGTTCTGCTTGGGCAGTTCCAGAAATTTTATCATAGAGGATTCCATAATGTTTTTCTGGGTCTGACATAATTTCTCTGTACATGTTTAAGATTTCAGCAGTTATCCTAGGATCTTTTAAGTCAAACCCTTTCTGTGTAACGTTTGCTAATTTTTCAATATTTAATCTCATTTCTCTTTCTTTATCTTTACTCGGTGGCTGATCATGGAAGTGATTTAATCTTTCAAGGGCTTGCTTTTTTTGTGCCAGACTAGGTGTCTCGAACATGACATCTCCGAGTATTTCAACTTTTAGGTCATCACTTCTATTTTCTTCTTGAATAACTGATTCAAGTTCTTCTTTGATTAATTTTTTTAATCTTGCTGTAGTTAATTTCATTTCTTGTTATCTCCTTTTTTGATAAATTCATTACTTGGTCGCTTTGCAGCTTTAAATTTTTCGAGAAAATCTCGTGTAATCTTTCTGCTATCTTCTACCGCTGGGTCCATGATAGGTTCTTCTTTCATTTTGCTAATCTTGTAGTGTTGATAAGCTTGAACGAATGAACGAACACGAGAGGTTGATTGAACCAAAACTTTTGGCTCTCCGTCTGCCGTGAGAGTCACAGAACTACCGGTAACTGCTTTATATTCTTTTTGAAGGAACTTCTTAATCTGATTAAGTTGACTAACCATGTCCCCCTCAAAGTCCTTAGACTGATGAACATCTTTTAAGCGAATATCAGATTGATATGTAATACAGATTTTGTTTCCGTAAAACTTAACAGAGAATCCATCATTAACGCGGCTATCCATTATGGGACACCCTTCTTCTCGTTTAAGTCCAACTTTGCGAACCTGTCCATCAAGAGAAAATCTCTCATCATGTACACCATCATAAGCATTTGCAGCTGCTTGTGAAAGTCCTTGTATAATTTCTAGTGTTGTTGATTCAGCCATTATTTGTTCCTTTTATTTAATCGTTCATATCTTCTAATTCTTCATCTTCCAAATCTTGATATGTCTTACCATAATTAGATTTATAGATTTCACTTTTATCTTTAATATCTCTTTTCTTGCCTTTCTTAAAATCAGCAGCAGCATCTTTGCTTCCGGAATCCATTTCTTTTTTGTTATCTAATTCTTTTTTGCTTAATTCTTCACGAATTAATTTTTTAAGTCTTTGTGTTGTTAATTTCATTTGGTCTCCATCCTTTATACCATCTTTCTTCGCGGCCTTCGATGTGTTGAATGTAACATTTTTCACAACAATCAAATTTAGACATGTACACATCATCGTTTGATTTAAAGGAATAAACATTACAAACAGGGCAAGAACGTTTAGAATTCTTCGTAATTAGTTTCTTTGGGATAAAAACTCCATTTATTTCTTCTTCATTGTCTATCCCAGACTCTTCATATTTATAGAACCCTTTGAGATCTTCTAAATACTCTTTTTCTTTTTCGTCGTTCCATCCTTTCTTTGGATGTTGAACTGTGTCTTCGCCATACTTTTCTGTTATGGCTTTCTCAACCTTTACGGCATAGTTTGGGTCTTTGCTTTTCACTGTGTTATTCCGGGTTTAACTGCGTACATAATGGCGATTGATACTCCGGCTCCGATAACGAAGCCACCAACAACAGGCAAAACATTATTTGTTGGTTTCAATTGTTTTATATGTTCGTCTTGTAATATAATTAGTTCATTAAGTTTGTTGATCTCCGCATCTGTCTGAACTTTTAAAACATCGTAGCGATACTTTTCTTCTATTCTCAGATTGTTGAGTTGGAATTCTGTCTTGGCTTCGCACATCAAATCTTTGGTGGCCGCATCTTCAACGAGTATTCGCATTGCTGATTCATTCAAAAGGCGACCATCCCATGGAGCAATATCTCCCTCTTTCATTTCTTTATATTTTGGTTCTTCCGCAAACAGAAGAGGTAGAAGAAAAATCATTCTTCTTTCTCAATACCTTTTGACTTTAAGAAGTCATCAGTGTCCACCTTCTTTGCTTCCTCTTCTATCTTTGCCTTTTTTTCTTCAAAATCTAGAATGTTTTCGGCCGTAGAAGCTTCTTTGTCTTCCACAAGGTCTCCAAGGTCCTCCACCAACTCTTGTCGCTGTTCTTCCTCTAATTCTTTCCATTTTTCGTAGAATTTTACTTGTTGTTGTTTTGCA